CTAGATGATGATGAAGATTCATACCTATCTGCATCTACTGACGATCAAATAGATGTAGTAATTTCAGGCACTGCACAACTAGAAGTTAAAGATGGCAGTATTGGCCCAACCACAGATAGTGATGTAGACCTTGGCACAACTGCTAAAAGATTTAAAGATGCGTTTGTTGATACATTAACAACTACTAATAATGCTACTGTAACAGGAAATCTTACTGTAGGTGGTAACATATCTGTTACTGGTACAGGTTTAGCTGAAGCTGCTTATCCTGTTGGTTCTATCTATATGAATATTAATGCAACTGATCCCAATACATTGCTAGGTTTTGGTTCATGGTCACGTTTTGGTGAAGGTAAAATGTTAATTAGTCAGTTAAGTTCTGATAGTGATTTTGATACAGGTGAAGAAACTGGTGGAGCTAAAACACATACTCTTACTATTGCTGAAATGCCAGCCCACGATCACCCTAGAGGTGGACATAGTACACCTGGTTTTACAGATGATGCAGGAACTGGTGGTCTAGAAGGCTATATGGGTGGCGATACAGCTTCTGGTAGTTTTGATGCTAGATTAGCGTCACAAGGTGGAGGTGCTGCACACAATAATATGCCACCATATATTGTAGTTTATATGTGGAAAAGAGCATCTTAATTTGTTATATTAAAACAAATCAATAAAGGAGATAATATGTTTATAATAGACGAAAAAGAATATGATGAAAATAAATTAAACGATCAAGGCAAAGTTGCTTTTGTGCAAATACAAAATATTACAAACAAACGTAATCAACTTGCACTACAAAATGATGAGTTAAATGTTTTATCAGAACACTATGGCAAAATCCTTAAAGATAATCTGCCTGCAGAAGTAGAAAAAGAAGAAGATGGAAAGTCAGAATAGAGAAGCTATTATCCGCATTGAGGGTAAACTAGAGCTAATGGATAATAAGCTCAATACCCTTAAGGATAATCATCTATTCCATATTGAAAAAGACATGCGACAATTGCGTGCTTTAGTGTGGTTTATAGGCACTACAGTATTTGCTCAGATGTTATTCTTGATTATTAGATCATTTACCTAGTATTGCACATATAGGGTAAAGTAGTGTATAAATTAGTATGTCTAAGAACTCGGTCATACTAGTTATTTCAGATACCCATTGTCCTTACCACCATCCTGATCTAATACCTTTTTTAAAAGCACTTAAAAAAAAATACAAACCAGATCGTGTGATACACATTGGCGATGAAGTTGATTCTCATGCTATAAGTTTTCACGACAGTGATCCTGACCTATATAGTGCAGGTGACGAACATCAAGCCTCATTACCCACAATACATCAAATGGAAAAACTGTTTCCTAAGATGGATCTTATGGACAGTAATCATGGATCGTTAGTTTATCGTAGACAAAAGGCTAGTGGTTTGCCAAGAGCTGCCATGAAATCTTATAATGAGTTCTTACAAGTAGGGCCTGGTTGGGTATGGCACGATGATCTCCTTATCACCATGTCTAATGGCCAACAGGTTTACTTCTGTCATGGTAAAGCTGCCAACGTCTTGAAGGTAGCACAACAATATGGCTGTCCAACGGTGCAAGGGCATTATCATTCGTCTTGTTCCATACAATATTGGGGAAATCCCAACAACTTGAATTGGGGTATGCAAGTAGGCTGTCTCATAGATGCTAAGTCTCTCGCTTTTGAATATTGCAAAACACAAAAATCCAGACCGATAATTGGTTGTGGTATCATCATCGATGGTTTACCAAAATTGTTGCCTATGGTCTTGTCAAAGGGTGGCAAATGGAATAAAGTCTGTCCATGAGTTCGTTTAATGAACAAGTTGGTGGTGAACATTATTTAGCATGGCCAATACAGTTAATGGAATTTTTTATAAAAAACAAAATAGGTAAAGCTGAAGGCGATGCCATACAGTATATTTTAAGACAAAAAGGCTCACGTATTGAAAACCTTGACAAAGCAATACACGTATTGCAAATGTTAAAAGAAATAGAAAATGACTAATGTGACTAGACTACAAATACCTAATCGAATGTACTCACACAATGTGAGAATAATAGTAGACGAGAATCCTCTCAATGCCATACTTGATTATGTGTTTGATGATAATGGCGTCTTACCTGTTGCAGTGTGGATTAAGACTAAGAAGTCAGAATCTACTTTAGACAGAGAGTTGCGTAGTTCTAGCAAAGCAGTATCATTGTTATTACAATACGGATGCTCACTCAAAGATATTTCGGACACATTTACTAGAGATAGTATTATTGGTTCAGTAATTTGGTATATAAATAAAAACTTAGAAGATATACTTGCAGGTAATCAACCTGACAAGACTCCCAACTTATCGACCCAGCCGACAGGATATACAATTAAATAGGAGGCACTAATGCCATTTGAAATGATTACCATGCTCGGTAGTACTGTGCTTGGTGGAGTTATGACTATATGGTCACAATCTATCAAAGCTAAACAAGCAGAGCAAAAGATGTTATTAGCAAGAGCTGATAAACAAGCAGAAATATTTAAAGAAGCTAGGGAGTATGAGAACCCTGGCTTTCAATGGACTAGACGTATTATCGCTTTAACGGCTGTATTCGCTATTGTGGTCTTGCCGAAGATCCTACCATTAGTCACACCTGATGCACACGTTATCGTAGGTTATACAGAGTTTAAACCTGGTTTCTTATTCTTTGAAGGTAAAGACGTAATGAAATGGGTACCAATGGCACATAAAGGTATCGTTATAACCCCATTAGATACTAACCTTGTATCAGCTATTATTGGCTTATACTTTGGTGGATCATTAGTTAAAAAATGATGTTCTTTGTTATAACCATCATGCTGACATTTAGTGGTGGGGAACAATACAGTAGAGAATATAAACTTAAAACATTTAATGATACTTGGGCGTGTTGGGAATTTATCACCGCAAACAAGGTTGAGTTGTTAAGTCCACACCTTATTGAGTATGGTGATGACATGACAGGTTTTGAATTTTATTGTGAGTCAAGGTATGGCGAAGAAGTATGAAGCTATCAGACTCAACACAAATATCCTTACCTGCTCGTAATCTATTAGCTATACTTGCAGCCGTAGCAATCGGTACCATGAGTTATTTTACTATTGTTGAAAGACTAAACTCTATTGAAACTACCTTACAGTTAATGGAGAAAGACATAACATCAGCCAATCAATTTATAGAAGGTGTACCTAAAGGCGATATGGTATCGCCACAGATACAAGAGCTTTACATGTTAGTGGAATACTTATCAGGTAATGTAGAAAAACTTAAAGAACAAATGGAACAAGAAATACCTCTTATATTGAAAAACGAAATGATTATACAGTTCCATGAAGATAGACTTATAGATTTAGAGGAACGAAAGAATGGGAATCATTGAAACAGTTATAATACTGAGCTTGTACGTTTATGATGGTGGCAATAAAAATATAGAAGGTTGGTATCATCAGGACAATTTAAGTACATGCCTTGCTGCCAAACGTTTAGCAGAAAGAAATTCAGGTAATCAAGTACAGTACACTTGCACCTTAGAACAATGCGAAATGACCACAGATCAAACTGGCATTAAACATTGTGATAAAATAATTTAGGAGAACAAGAATGATAAGAAGTATAGGTATAGCTATAGTTATCACAGTAGGTATGTTGTGGGCTTTTAGTGCATTAATGGATTCTGCTTTGGCAGATGTAACTGGTGCAGGATCAACCACTAACACACAGTCTACTTCTGGTAGTTCTGCAACCAATACTGCTATCACAGGTGGCTATCACAGTGAGGCAACTACTAACTTTCAATCAGGATCATCTTCTAACACAACTACTAACAACGAAACAACTAACAACGCATACACAGGCGATCAACGTGTCGTGCCTAGTTCTGCTGCACCTAGTCTATCTAACATGTCACAAGACGTATGTAGTATAGCGGTAGTGGGTGGCGTACAGAAGTTTGGTTTAGGTGTATCTATGGGTACTTCTAAAAGAGATTTAAACTGCGAAAGACTTAAACTTGCAAAAGCCCTACATGATATGAATATGCGTGTAGCTAGTATTGCTTTACTTTGTCAAAACCCAATGGTGTTTGAGGCAATGGCTATGGCTGGAACAAGTTGTCCGTATTTAGGAAGCATAGGTCAAGAAGCTGAAGAAAAATGGAAACTATATAGTAAGCTAAGACCTGA